GCGCTTGAACGGAAAACTGCACTCGCTCGGCTACTACGCCGATCCCCTCGACGCCGCCCGCGTAGCGAGTGCATGGCGACGGGCCCACATGTCGCACGCGGTCGAGGAGGGGATAGGGGGTCTCAATCTCTACACTCCCGGGCCTATTGCCGCTTGGCGAGCCATCTTCGCACCGCCGCAGGTTGGGACGGCCCCCCGGCGATGACCCGGGAGCAGCTCGCCCGGCATCTGGCCCAACTGGTCGATGATGACGAGGTGCTGCGGAAAATCGTGACCTTCCTTGAGAGTCGCGCGACCGGGCAGGTGCTCTGGCATGTCCTCCGGGGGCAGGTCCAGGGGGCCGACTGCAATGACATGTATCGAAAACGGAGCAAACCTGTCGTAAGATAGCGCCGCCTGAACCAACCGGGGGCCACCGGCACACACCGACCCCCTTCTGAGCCAAGACCGGCTCAAGGAGGGGTCTCGTGCCGGGACCGAAGCCCACGCCCACCGCCCTCAAGGTCCTCCGAGGCAATCCCGGGAAGCGCGGGCTCAACCGGAATGAGCCGACGCCCCCGCCCGCCTCCACGGAGCCGCCGAACTGGTTGCGCGGCGATGTGATCGCGCTCCGGATCTGGCGGGAGGAAGCGCCGCGCCTCCAGGTCCTCGGCCTCCTCGGCTCGATCGACCGGCTGGCCTTCGCGGCCCTCTGTGAGCGCGCGGCCCTCTACCAGCGGACCGCGCGCACCCTCCGCCGCCGGACGGGCCTGATCCAGGCGACCTCGGGCGGGGATGTCGCCCGGCCCGAGGTCTACATCAGCCGGGCGGCGCTCGAAGGGTTCCGTCGGCTCGCCGGCGACTTCGGTATGACGCCGGCGGACCGGGCCCGTCTCATGGTGGAATCCCCCACCTCGCCTGCGAAGAAGAGCGCCAAGGCAAAGGCCGTGAGTCGATGGGCCGGGCTGCTGTAACGCGACGCACGCGGACGGGGCCACCCCGGAACGCGGCGGCGGATCGCGCGGTCCGCTGGATCAACAACCTCACCCACACGAAGGGGCAGTGGGCCGGTCAGCCATTCCAGCTCCGGCGCTGGCAAGAGGAGCTGATCCGCCGACTCTTCGGGACGCTCCGCCCCGACGGCCTCCGGCAGTACCGGACCTGCTACGTCGAGATTCCCCGGAAGAACGGGAAGACCGAGCTGGCCGCCGCCATCGCACTCTACCTCCTCATGGGCGACGGGGAGTCGGCGCCCGAGGTCTACGGGGCGGCCGTCGACCTCGAGCAGGCGGGGCTGGCCTACAGCGTGGCGGCCCAGATGGTGCGGAACGACCCGGAGCTCCTGCAGCGGGTGGAGGTGATCGCGAGCCGGAAGCGCATCGTCCATTACGCGAGCGGCGGCTTCTACCGCGCGATCCCGGCCGACGCCCCGAGCGCCCACGGCTATAACACCCACGGCCTGGTGTACGACGAGCTCCACGCGGCCCCCGATCGCGAGCTCTGGGACGTCCTGACGACCTCGATGGGCGCCCGGCGGCAACCGCTCACCTTTGTGATCACCACGGCAGGCTGGGATCGCCAGTCGATCTGCTGGGAGCTCCACGCCTACGCGGAAAAGGTCCGCGACGGCTTCGACGATCCGACGTTCCTGCCGGTGCTCTACGGCGCGCCGGAGGCCGCCGACTGGGAGGACGAGGCGGTGTGGGGCGCGGCGAACCCCGCCCTCGGCGACTTCCGCTCTCTCGAGGAGATGCGGGTGGCCGCGCGCCAGGCGAAGGAGATCCCGGCCCGCCAGCACACCTTCCGCCGGCTCTACCTCTGCCAGTGGACGGAATCGGAGACCCGCTGGCTTGACGGGACGGCCTGGGCGGAGTGCACGGGCCCGGTGCCCTGGGCCGAGCTGCCGGCCGCGCTCGCGGGCCGCCGAGCGTGGCTTGGCCTCGACCTGTCCAGCACCACCGACTTGACGGCGGCGTGCCTGGTGGTACCGGACGATGTCGGCGGCGTGGACGTCATGACGCACTGCTGGCTCCCGGCGGAGCGGGTTCATCAGCGCGTCCTCCGGGATCGGGTGCCCTACGATCTCTGGGCCGAGCAGGGGGCGCTCACCCTGACGCCCGGCAACGTCGTGGACTATGGGCACATCCGGGCGTGGGTGAAAGCCCAGGCGAGCCGCTACCGGGTGCAGGAGGTCTGCTTCGACCCGTGGAATGCGACGGGCCTGATCACGGACCTCCAGGACGACGGCGCGACCTGCGTGGAGGTGCGGCAAGGGTTCGGCTCGTTGTCTGCCCCGACCAAGGCCCTCGAGACGCTGGTCATGGGGCAGAAGCTCCGGCACGGCGGCCATCCGGTGCTCGCCTGGGCGGCGGCCAATGTGGTCGTGCGCCAGGACCCCGCCGGGAACTTGAAGCCCGACAAGGCGAAGAGCACGGAACGGATTGATCCGATCGTGGCGCTCGTGACGGCATTGTCCCGGGTGATCGTGGCGCCGGCGGACACCTCCGTCTACGACCGCCGGGGGCTGCTCGAGGTGCGCTGGTGACCGCGCTCACGCTTGCCGTCCAGCGGATTCGCTGGGTGCTGCGGTCCTACTGGACGGCCGCGTACTCCCTCCGTGATCCCGCCCTCGCCGCGCTTCTAGGCGGCGCACCGACGACGTCGGGGGTGACGGTCACAGAACAGACCGCCCTGAACATCTCCGCCGTCTGGGCGGCCGTGTCGTGCATCGCCGGGGACGTGGCCAGCTTGCCGCTGTTTCACTATCAGCGGACCGAGGGCGGCGGAAAACGCCGGTATGTCGAGAGTCGGCTCTATCGCGTCCTCCATGATGAATTCAATCCCGAGATGTCGGCGATGGTCGGGCGGGAAACGTTGACCCAGCATGCCCTGCTGTGGGGGAACGGGTATGCGGAGATTCAACGTAACGACCTCGGCCAGGTCGTGGCTCTCTGGCCCATTACCCCCGACCGCGTGCAGCCGTATCGGGACATGCCGATGAGGGCGCTCCGCTACCGCGTCACCAATCCCTCGGGCACGCCGTCGATCCTCGCCGCCGAGTCCATGTTCCATCTCCCGGGGCTCGGGTTCGACGGCGTGATCGGGTATGCCGTCGTGGCCAAGGCCCGTGAATCCTTCGGCATGGCGCTGGCCGCCGAGCGGCTGGGGGGCTCGTTCTTTGGGAACGGGGTCAAGCATTCGGGCTTCTTCGAGCATCCGAAAACGCTCGGCGAGACCGCTAAGAAACATATCACCGAATCCATCGCCATGGATCGCCCCGGGGGCTACCGGATCCTCGAAGAGGGCATGACGTTCAAGCCAGTCACCATGCCGATGAAGGACGCCCAATTCCTGGAGTCGCGGAAATTCCAAATCAATGAGATTGCTCGCTGGTTCGGCATTCCGCCGCACAAGCTGGCAGACCTCGAACGGGCCACGTTCTCAAACATCGAAGAGCAAAACATCGACTACGTTGTGGGGACGCTCCGGCGGTGGCTCGTGCGGATCGAGCAAGAATGCAATCGCAAGCTCATCCCGCCGCTCGAGCGCCGACAGCAGTTCTGCGAACACCTCGTCGACGGATTGCTCCGCGGCAACATCCAGAGCCGGTATGCCGCCTATGCGGTCGGCCGGAATTGGGGCTGGCTCTCCGCCGACGATGTCCGCGAGCTGGAGAACATGAACCCGCTCCCGGATGGCCAGGGCCAGGTCTACCTGATTCCCACGAACATGGCGCCGGCCGATCGCACCGACGAGATCATCGACGCGCAGGTGCGGCCCGACCCGGCGCCGAATCCGGCGGGTCCGGCTCAGGACGACCGTGTGGAGAAGATCGTTGAGGACCTCCGGGCGGAGATCGGCCGGCGGCACGAGGCCGTCACCGCCGGGCTCGAGGCCGTCCAGCAGTCCGAGGAGGCGCACCATGCGGCCTTGGCTAAGGGCCTGGTCGCCCTGCCCAGGCCAGCCAGCCTAGAGGACCTCACGGCCTCCACCACGGCATTCCGGGAGGAGTTCGCGGTGCTCCAGGCACGGCTCGCGAGCATGCTGGGCGAGGTGACCACGACCCTCGAAGGCCTCGACGTGCGGGCGCCCGTCCCGCCGCCACCTGTGCCGGGCGTGGACGAGGCGACCCTCGAGACGCACCTGACGCCGGTCCGGGCGGCGATCGACACTGCCCAGCAGGCGACGGTCGAGACGATCACGGCTCGGCTCGCGACGGACGAGGCGCTCCGGGGCTGGCGGGAGGCGACCTTCGCCCTCATCGCCGGGAAGCTCGTCCGCCGGGAGCTCGCTCAGGCCAAGAAGCGCGAGGCGGATCCGACGGAGGCCGTCTCCCGGGCCGAGGCCTTTTATCGTCGGTTCGTGCCTGATTCCATGGCCGAGCTCCGCCCCTGGCTGCTCCGCCTGCCTGAGGCCGCAGCTCGGGAATCTGCCGTGCAGGCCTGCCTCGTCCGGTGGGCTGAAGAGGCAGTCGGCGCCTATGGGGCCGCGCTGACCAATGGGGGCCTCGGGGCCCTGATCCGGCAGTGGGAAATGAAACGGGAGGCGGTCCTGACCCGGGCGCTCATGGAGGCGATTGATGGCCATTGGGGATGAGGTCGAGACACGGATCGTCGAGAGCGGGGATCTCAGGATCGAATCACGCGGCGTGGCCAAGGTCATCCGGGGCTATGCGATCGTCTTCAACCGGCTGTCGGAGGACCTCGGCTTTTTCCGGGAGCAGATCGCCCCGGAGGCCGTCGAGCGAACCCTGAAGGATCGGGTTGATCTCCGCGCCCTGGTGGACCACGACTCGAGCCGCATCCTGGGTCGGCTCACCGCCGGCACCTTGCGGGCCGAGAAGGATGGCCGCGGACTCCTCGTGGAGATCGACCCGCCGGAGACGACCAGCGGGCAGGACATCGTGGAATCCATCCGCCGTCGGGACGTGACGGGCATGTCCTTCAGTTTCCGGACCTTGAAAGACCTATGGGATGAGACGACCGATCCGCCGACGCGCACGGTGCTCGACATGCTGATCCGGGAGGTGAGCGTCGTCACCTTTCCGGCGTATCCGCAGACGGAGGTCGCTCTCCGCTCCCTGAACGCCGTCCGAGCGGCGCGCACCCCGCGCCGGCCCGTAACCGTCACGGAGCGGCTCCGCTGGGCGGCCGAGCTAAATCGTTGACACCAGGGGGAGGGGTGGTGTAGTGTTCTGACCCAAGACTTGGTGGGGCAGGCGGCTCGGCCACATGTGAGCCGGACGCGCTGATCCCAACGCCTGACACGGGCGCCGCCAAAGCGGGCGCCGTGCCCGACGAACCGACACAACGGTTCGCCGATGGCGCGGCGCCCGTTGTGCGTTCGGGCCTCCCGCCATCCATCGGCGAGCAGAGAAGGACACGCCGCCGATGACGACCAAGGAGCTCCGAGAGAAGCGCGTCCGCCTCGCCGAGGAAGCCAACCAGATCCTCAAGAAGGCGCACGACGACAAGCGCGAGATCCTGACCGCCGAGGAAGACCAGAAGTGGCAGGCGCTCCACGACGACATCGACAAGCTGAAGCGCCACATCGACATGCAGGAGCGCCAGGAGGCCCTCGAGCAGTCGCTCGCGGACCCCCAGGCGCGCGTCACCGAGCCGTCGCAGCCCCGGTCGGACGACAGCCGCGACGCGCGGGCGGCGATGAGCCGCCTCCAGCGCGGCCAGGAAGACTCGATCCGAGGGCTCCGGGCCTGGCTCCTCGCGCCGGCGGCCGGCGTCCAACTTACGCCGGAGGATCGATCGGCGGCCGAGCGGGTCGGGATCGCGCTCGGCGCCCGGAGCCTGAATCTCAACTTCTCGACCCTCCCGATGCGGAGCCTCCACGCCGGCCGGGACTGGGAGTATCGGGCGCTCAGCGTGGGCACCGGCTCGGCGGGTGGCTTCAACGTGCCCGACGAGCTGATGCGTGAACTGGAGCGCGCCCTCCTCGCCTTCGGCGGGATGCGTGAGCGGTGCCGGGTCATCCGCACGGAGACCGGGGCCGATCTGCCCTGGCCGACCACGAACGACACAGCCCAGAAGGGCCAGATCATCGCGGAGAACGCGCAGGCGAACGAGCAGGACGTCGCCTTCGCCCAGCTCGTGCTGAACTCATTCCTGTACTCCTCGAAGATCGTCCGCGTCAGCGTGCAGCTGCTCCAGGACAACGCGGTCAACGTGCCGAGTCTCCTCGGCGAGCTCCTGGGCGAGCGGATCGGTCGAATCCTGAACGAGCACTTCACGACCGGCACGGGGACGGGTCAGCCGAACGGCATCATCACGGCGGCGCCGACGGGGTTTACCGCGCCGAACGGCGACTCCCAGACCACGACCTGGAAGTATTCCAGCATCGTGGAGCTCGAGCACTCGGTGGATCCGGCCTATCGACGGGGCGCGAGCTTCATGATGGCCGACTCCTCGCTGAAGAAGACCAAGCTGATCGTCGACACCACGGGCCGGCCGCTCTGGGCGGCGAGCATCGCGACCGGGGCGCCCGACACGCTCATGGGTTACCCGATCGTCATCAACCAGGACGTGGCCGCCATGGCGATCTCCGCCAAGTCGGTCGTGTTCGGGGATCTCTCGAAGTACCTGATCCGCGACGTCCTGGGCGTGCAGCTCATCCGGCTGGACGAGCGATATGCGGAGTTCCACCAGGCCGCCTTCCTGGCCTTCTCGCGCCACGACGGCGATCTGCTGAACGCCGGCACGAACCCGGTCAAGCTCTTCGTCAACGCCGCGAGCTGAGCCATGGCCCGCGACTTGGTGCGGGTGCGGATGCTGCGGCACGTCGCTCAGTTCGTCCAGGTCCTCGACCTGGAGATGGGCGAGGTCTACGAGCTGACGGCCGAGAAGGCCGAACAGTTCGTCGCCAACGGCATGGCGGAGCGGGTGGATACCAAAGGGAAGCGGCTCGAGGCCGCCGCCCTGGGCGATCCACAGCGCCGCGGCTGAGGAGGGGAACGATGCCACCCAAGACGGCCGCGGCCCCCGTGGGCCGCGCGAAGCTCTTCGTGAACATCACCGGCCACGGGAACGTGGACGGGGACAAGCTGGCGGCCATCAAGGCCGCCGCCGACGCGCTCAAGGCGGCCTGTGAGGCCGCGGGCATCGAGCTCCGGGCCGACGTCATCGACGCGGCGATCTGAGGGAGGGCAACGCGATGCGACGCATGGGCATACTGATCGGACTTCTGGTCATCGGGGCGCTCCTCGCGCCTCATCCGGCCTCGGCGCAGAAGACGTTCTTGGCCGACGAAAGCAAGCTCACCACGGCGATCAACCTGACGGCCGGGGCCGCTGGGGCGACCACCGTGAACGGCGCCACGCTCGACATGGCCGGATGGGACGGCGTGCTGATCATCGTGCCCTTCGGTCCGATCGTCGCCACCGCCGTCACCTCGATCAAGGCACAGCAGGGCCTCGATTCGGGCTGCTCGGACTGCGCGGATCTCGCCGGGACAGGTCAAACGATTGCGGACACCGACGACGACAAGACCTTTTACATCGACCTCCGGCGTCCGCTCGAACGCTATGTCCGCGTAGTGGTCGTACGCGGTACCGCCAACGCCACCGTCGGCGCGACCTACATCCAGTACCGCGGGCGCGTGAAGCCCACGGCGGCGCACGGTACCGGCGTGGCGGGCGAGAAGTGGACGAGCCCGGCGGAGGGCACGCCGTAACGACGCGGTAGGAGGGTCGGCCCATGGCGAACGCGCTCTTCGACTCCTACCGGAGCCAGTGCCTCACGGCGGACGGAGCAGCTGAATGAGCAAGGGCAACACGTTTGAAGACGACATTCTAAAGCTCATCTTCAACGCGACGGCCATTGCGGACCTGGCCGAGAACGACGCCTCCTCGCCCGCCACGACTCTGACCGTCGCGCTCCACACGGCGGATCCGGGAGAGGGCGGCACCCAGGCCACGAACGAGACGGCCTACACGGGGTATGCCCGGCAGACGGTGGCGCGCACGACCGGCGGCTGGACAGTCGCCAGCGGGAGCGTCAGTCCGGTGGCCAACATCGACTTTCCGGAATGCACGGCGTCCCCGGGCGCGGCAATCACGCATTTCTCCATCGGGACCGGCGTGAGCAACAAGCTCCTCTACTCGGGAACCGTGACGCCGAACATCACGATGGCGGTCGGCGTGATCCCGCGGCTCAAGACGACGAGCACGATCACCGAGGACTAGCCCGCCTCGCATGTCGACGCGCTGTTACTTCCCGGAGACCGAGGCGGCGGCCGTCTCGCCCACGATTGAGGGCGCGGACTGGGAGCACATCAATACGCTCCGCCGACGCCTCCTGTTCACCACGCCGGATGGCTCCACTCTCACGACGACCGCGTACACCCCCGACGCAGCGGACCACCTAGTCAACGGGGACGCCCACCATCGGCAATACGTCAGCGATCCGCTGAGCGCCCAGAACATTTCGGGGACGGTCAAGGCGCAGTTCCAGTGTCTGGAGGCGAACGCCGGGAACAATCTGTTCCTGACATTGAAGATCTTCGTCGTGAGCCAGGATGGCACGACCATCAAAGAGACGCTGCTCGCGATCACCCGCGATACGACCAATGAGCTCGCGACCGCGCTCACGAACCGGAATTTCCCGAGCACGGCGATCAGCGCGGCCGACCTTGAGGCCGGCGACCGGATCGTGGTCGAGGTGGGCCTGGGCGGGACGCCGACGGCGGCGGGCGGGACGCAGGGGCACAACGGCAGCCTCCGGTGGGGCTGTAACGCGAGCGGCGGCGACCTCGCCGAGAACGACACCGAGACCGGCACGACCTTCCGGGGGTGGCTCGAGTTCTCCGACGACATCGTCGTGCCGACGGTCGTGGAGGCCGATGGGGCCGCGGCGGGGAGCGCCACGCCCGCCTCGGTGGCGGCGGCGATCTGGGCAGGCGTGACGGCGGCCGCCGGCGTGGCGGCCTCGGCGGTGGCCGGCGCCACGCTGGTGCTCGCCGTCCTCTCGGCCGCGGGCGTGGCCACGGCCGATGCGGAAGGCGCCGATGGCGCGGCGGGCGGCACGATCGTCGAGGCGGATGGCGCGGCAGCGGGGGCGGCCATGGCGGACGCTCCCGGCGCCGCCGTCTGGGCGGGGGTCAGCGCCAGCGCGGCGTCGGGCGCGGCCAGTGCCTCGGGCGTCCCCGTCGTCCCGGCGACGGCGGCGGCCGCGGGGGTGGCGACCAGCGCGACCATGGCGGCGGCGCTCACCGAGGCCAATGGCATCGCCGCAGGGGGGGCGTCCGCGCTGGGGGTCGGCGGCGCGACCGCGACGGTCGCCGCCGTCGCGGCGGGCACCGGGACGGGCCTCGGGGTCAGTGCCGCCATCCTCGCAGCCCTGGGGGCCGCCGAGGGCGTCAGCGACGTCGTGGCCCTCTGTGCCGCCCAGTGGGTCGTCACGATCACGGCGGCCGGCGTGGCGACGGTCCAAGCCGTGGGCGAGGACGCGGCCCTCGGGCTGGGCCCGGTCCTCCCGGCGACCGTCCAGCGCCCGGACGATCGTCGCACCGTCGAGTCCGCCCTGCCCGCCTACGGGACGACCGCGGGCGTCCCCGCCCGCACCGTGAGCCTGCCGTAAATGGCTGAGCTGACGCTGGTCGAGGGCTGGACCGGCCCGATCGACGAGACACTGCAGAAGGCGGGCGTGGCGGAGAACCTCACCGGCATGACGGTCGCGCTGCTGCTCCAAAAAGCGAGCGGCGCCGCGGTCGACACCGCGGGCGACGTGACAATCACGGACGCCCCAGCGGGGAAGGTGCGCTATAGCCCCGATCCCACCGATCTGCTCGCGGCCGAGACGCCCCACGTCGCCCGCTGGCAGGTCACCGATGGCGCCGGCAAGGTCGTGTTCTTCCCGAGCGAGGCGGGCGAGGTCTGGACGATTCTGCCGACCAGCGCGCCGGCGCTCCAGGACAACGCCCTCCTGACGCTGGCCGAGCTCAAGGCGGCGCTGCAAATCAAGAACAGCGACCAGGACGTCGCGCTCGCGGGCTTCATCAACGCGTGCGCGGATGCGCTCGAGACCTACACGGGCCGACGTCTCAAGAGCCGCACCTACACCGCCGAGTACCTGTACGTGAAATCTGATCGCGTCCTCGGATGTGAGTGGCTCGATGTGGAGTTCCCGATCACCGCACTCACGCTCCTCGAGGTCGATCGGACCGCCCAGACCATCTGGATGCCGGGGGACGCGGGCTCCCCCGAGGACCAGGACGTCTTCGTGCTGGAGGCGCGGGACCCGAAGCACGGCCGCGATCGGCTCTTCCGCCGGAGCGGCTGGCCCATCGGCGCCCTCGTGAAGCGCACCTACACGGCGGGCTACGGCGTGGCCGGACCGCCGGCCTTCCCGATCCCTGGGGATCTCAAGGAAGCGGTGATCTCCTTGGCGGTCGAGTGGTACCACCTCCGGACGCGCCAGACCGAGCCGGTGGTCAGCCGCTCAACGGCGGGCGAGACGATCACCTACGTGAACGAGGCGCTCCCGCGTCGGTTCCGGGCCCTGCTCCTCGCCTACCGGCGGTGGTCTTGATTCCGCGGATCGCGGTCTTCGACAGCGTCACGCCCCTCGTGCGGCGCTGGTCCGAGCAGCTGTCGCCCGGCGTGGTGCGGGCCTGGCGGCGGGCGTCGATTCGGGGGCGCCTCGAGGCGCGCGCGTCGGCCGATCGCTTCCTCAGCCGGCGCACCGGCGCGGGCCGGCGGGGGATCCGGACGCGGGTGCGGAAGACGGCGAGCGGCCTGGTGGCGGAGATCTGGCCGAGCGTGGGCTACATGGCCGCGCACGAGCTCGGGTCGACGATCCCCGCAGTGACGATCCGGCCCCGGTCCGGCGGATCCGGCGTGCTGCGGTACGTGGCCGCGGGCGTGCCGCACTTCGCCCGGTTCACGCGGCGCCCGGCGTTCACGTTGCCGCGCCGACCCTGGGCCACGGCCGCCGTCCCCGCGATCGAGCGGGCGGCGATCGAGACGCTGGAGGGGGAGATGGCGAAGGTCTTCGAGGTGCCCGGCTTCACCGGGCGCGGGGGCGCCTGATGGCCGAGACCCTCCGCGAGCAGATCCTCGCCGCCGCCCTGGGCCGGCTCAGGACGATCACAACGGGCAACGGCTACCGCACGACCCTCACGCGCGTGAGCGAGCTGCCCGAGGAGCTCGACACGCTGAATGAATTCCCGGTCGCGTGCCTCACGGAGGAGCTCGAGCTGGATGAGGACCTGTACGAGGAAGCGACCTTCACCGGCCTGGTCGACGCCCGGATGCACCTCAAGGTGACGACCTTCGCCAAGGGGAGCGATGGCGTGAGCGTCCGGAAGCTCCTGAACCGGCTCGAGGCGGACGTGGCGAAGGCGTTGACGACGCCCGATCTCCGGCTTGGCCTCGCCTTCGTGTGGCCTGTGGAGCGCGTCGGGCGCGACAGCGCGATCGCCGTGGGCCAGGACGGCGGGTGGCGGGGCTGGGCATCGACGACCTGGGCGGTGCCCTACTCCTACACCGAAGGGGCGGAATGATGCGCTACGTGTATCGCGGGACGGAGCCGACCTACCACACGCGACTCGGCCTGCTCGTGCCGAATCAGGAAGGCGACGGGCCGGAGGAGTGGGTGACGCTGTGCATCGCAGGCGGGTTGCTCGACCCCGTGGATGAGACGCCGGTGAAGCCGGTGGAGGAGAGGGATTAAGCCATGGGCACGCCCATCAGCGGACGCGAGACCATCATCGGCGCGGTGAAGGGATCGGTGTGGGGGACCCCCGTGGCGGCGGGCGCCAACCACGGCCTCTTGGTCCTCACCAGCGGACTCAGCCGCGAGTTCGAGGTCCTGGAGGACCTGTCCCTCGGGAGCGCCTGGGAGCTCGACCCCCAGCGCGGGAAGCTCAGCGGTGGGGGAGATCTCACCGGCTGGCTCCGCTACGACAACAACGAGTGGCTGCTGATCGCGCTCCTCATGGGGACCGCCGGGGTGCCGGCCGCGACGACCGACGCGAGCGCAAAGCTCCACACGCTCCAGCTCGCAGACGGGATCGCCGGGAAGTTCGCGACGATCGCCCAGAAGATGAAGTCCGACGAGGTGTGGGAGTTCCCGAGCGTGAAGCCCGTCTCGATGCGGCTGGTCGGGGGCAAGCGCGAGCCGATCGCGTACACGATCGGCTGCGTGGCGTCCCATCTGAACCGGAACGCCGGCTCCGGCACGAACAACACGACCACGATCGCGACGATCACGCAACGGGAGACCCTCCGGCGCATCGTCCCCGATGAGGCCGCGTATGTGCGGATCAACGATCAGGCGGCGATTGCCCTTGCGGCCGGGGACGCACACCCCCTGAGCCACTTCGAGCTCGTCTTCACCCGGCCCCAGGAAGGTGATCACGTCCTCGACGGCAACGTCTTCGTGACGGAGCCGATCGGCACGGCCCACGCCATGCCGACCGATCTCCAGGTGGTCTTCCCGGTCTACGAGGACAAGGCGGATGCGCTCCTCGACAAGTTCGAGGCCGACACGCCGCAGAAGATCGAGATCTTCGCGCAGGGCCCGATCATCGGCGGCACCGAGCGCTACCGAATCACGATCCAGATGCCCCAGGCGGTGATGGTCGGGAAGCCGGATCTGGCGATTACCGGGCCGGGCAAGCTGGCCTGCACCCTGCGCTACAAGCTCACGAAGGCCGCGGCGGCGCCGGCCGGCATGACCGGCGTGACCAACCCCTTTGCGATCTTGCTCGTGAACAAGCGGACCACGGACATCCTGGCGTAACCCCACTCCGACACCTGGCGTCGGCGGGGCCTCGCCCTCGCACCGGCCATCGGGAGGGCACGGCCGAGGGACCCGCCGCCGGGGCCAGTGACACCCGACACGGGGGGACGAGGCCATGAAGTTCATCGAGGTCATCACCGACGACGAAGTGATCCCCTACCAGCACTCGCCCGATCACGGCGTGATCGCGGTCCGCCGGCTCTCGATGGAGATCCGGAACGAGGTCCAGCGGAAGTACCAGAAGATCGACCACCGCAACGGGCGGCGCGAAGTCTTCATCCCCGAGGCCCAGCTGGTCGAGGTCGAAAAGGATCTCTGGGACTACATCATCGTTAGCTGGGACGGCGTGGCAAAGTACGGGTCGGCCGAGCCGCTGCCCTGCACGC